TTACTGGTCATATAAACGACAACTTCTATTTTATAGACATGGAGCGTTTTGATCTTGACAGTGTACTTAGAAAAGGTGCTGAGCTTGTAAAACGTAAAGGTATTAAGTGTCTTATAATTGATCCGTTCAACAAAGTACGTATGAGTGATGGTAATGGTTTAAACGTTACTGAATATACAATGGAATATCTTACTCGTATTGATACGTTTTGTAAAAAGTATGACGTATTAGTTATCATTGTAGCTCATCCTACTAAGATGAATAGAAATCAAGATGGCGAGATTGAAGAGCCAAATATGTACAACATTAAAGGTGGTGGTGAATGGTATGATGCTAGTTATCACGGTTTGCTAGTTCATAGAAACTATCAAGAAAAGACTGTTAAGGTAAAGGTACTAAAGGTTAAGTTTCAAAATTTAGGTGAAAATCAAGCTGAGGCTAGTTTTAGATGGGAACCTAGATCTGGTAATTATGTACCTTTAGAAAACGTAATTGAAGACGGTGATATGCCATGGGAATAGAATATGTACCAACTAAAATTGATATAAAAATGATGAGTTGGTGTAATGACAACAATATTAGAATATATCCAAAACCAGTTGAAAGAGGTATGCAAAATAAATTATATTATATTTGTATAGAGGTCAACAAGAAAGAAAGTTGTGGTAATGATCAATTTAATAAATATGAGTTAGGTAAAATTATATTTGAATACTATAAATACTACTATGATAAATACAACGAACAAGTTTAATACAGCGGATGAAGCGTTTGCTTATTTTTATCCGCTTCTTTGTAAGCAAGGGTATGATTTCGGTGACACAAGATGTCTATTTAATGTGGGTTTCGAAATTACCAATCCGCTTCAAAATGAAATACACACGGAGTATCGTGCTTGGAATATTAAGTATGCGGAAAGAGAATGGGCTTGGTATCTATCAGGAGATCCTAACGCGGAAGAAATCGCTAAACGCGCACCCATATGGTACAAAATGATGGATTCAGATGGAAATGTTAGATCTAATTATGGTTGGCAGTGGGAACGTAATCATCAACTTGATAAAGTTGTGGCTAAACTTAGAGATAATGCTGATACCCGTCAAGCTAGTATTTCTATTTATGATGGAAAAGAAATCGATACGTATCGTAATGATACTCCTTGTACTTATGCTATACACTTTTATATACATGACAACGTGCTGAACATGTCTGTTATGATGCGTTCTAATGACATCTGGTATGGCTTTTGTAATGATCAGTATTGTTTTTCAATGCTACAAAAAACAGTTGCAGAGAGGCTGTCTATTGATGTTGGTATATACTATCACTTTGTAAATAATCTACACGTCTATGAAGACTTTGTAGGGAAAAATTATCAACCACAAACTATAATTTAAAAAAATGTATTACATTTATCATATACCTAAAATAAAAAAAATAGGTTGCACAAACAACTTAAAGCGTAGGGTAGAAAAAGAACAAGGTTGGAAGAAAAACGAATATGAAATATTATTTGCATCTTCTGATATTGACAAAGCTTCTAAGGTAGAACTTAACTTACAAAAAATTTATAGGTATAAGACAGATGTTAATGAATATAAAACCGTAGTAAAGATGAAATTAAACACAACACCACAAACAACTACATTTTACTGTAGTAAAGCTGATTTAACTAAAGAGTTAATACTTGGTAAGAGCATTAACCTAGATGATCAAGTAATTAATATAGATACGGAAGAAAAAGCTAAATGGATTATCAAGAACTCTAATGTGTCTATGTTTGACAGAGAAAAATGCTTTGTATATAATAAAGCTATGAAGGAAGCTTTTGCTCAAAAAGAAATAGACATATTTAGTATGTTTGAAAACATAAGACAATGGGCTAGTGCTAGAGGTATATATGATCAAGGTGATCCTAAGACACAATTAATTAAACTATATGAAGAAACAGGAGAATTGGCACAGGCCTTACTTAAAGATAACAAAGAAGATATTGTCGATGCTATTGGTGATAGTGTTGTTGTTCTCACTAATCTCGCCCATCTTGTCGGCACAGATATTGAAACTTGTATTGGCTCTGCTTATGATGAGATATCTAGTAGAACTGGTAGAATGAAAAACGGTACGTTCGTAAAGGACACATTATAATTACAATTAACTTTAAAACAACAAACATGAGAAAATTAATTTTACTATTATTGTTTCCAGCTATTAGTATAGCTCAGGATTTTAATTCTGCATTAAACATGCATAACACCATAAGAGGTTATTATAACTTAAAACCATTAGTTTTAAATGATACTCTTACCAATATAGCTTATAAAAGGGCTAAAGTTACGGCTGATATAAACAAAGTTGTATTTACTAATGATAAATTAGGAGAGAGTGTTTTTTATACAGACTATATTACTATATCAAGAGATTATTTTTTAGAAGCTACTATAAGTTGGATATTAGAGCAAGAAGATCAAACCACATTTAAACAGCTATTATGTGAAGAGTGTGAATCTGTAGGTTTTGGCGTTGCACTTTCTGACGACAAGATATGGGTTATAGCTAAATATGATAAATTGTATAAAAAATGAAATTAAAATCTAAAGATAAAGTTGTACATAGTATTGTACAAGAATTTGACAACAGATCAGCTGTAGGTTATGCTAAGTACGGACAAACACTACATGACGAACAAACATCAGGAGTAAAAGATTTAAAAAATTACTTACAAGACGTTAAAGAAGAGTTAATGGATGCAATACTATATATCCAAGCTGCTCAAAACTCTTTGCGTGATGAGATTGAAGAGTGTTATATAAATGATAAAAAGGAGACGTAAAAAAGGTCCTGTACAATCTAAAAAAATATCATATGATGGTATTAATTTTGCATCTGGTTTAGAGAGATACATGTACATGGCCTTGAAGAAAGCTAAAATACGAGCTAAATACGAGGGCGAGACGTTTGTTCTGGTAAATGGTTTTCATTTTGAAAACGAAGTTTACGAAAGACAAGCTAATGGCAAAGGTGAGTTTACAAACAGGGGTGGTAAAAGAATACTACCTATTAAATACACACCTGATTTTATTGGTGATAACTTTATAATTGAAACTAAAGGTAGACCTAATGAATCTTTTCCTATTCGCTGGAAATTATTTAAGAAGTTAATGACAGAACAGTTTCCAGGTTATAGGTTATTTAAACCTCAAAACCAAAAAGAATGTGATCGTGTAATACAAATACTAAAAGATGGCAAAATTAATAACAGGGAATTACCGAATAAAACACAAGGTAAAAAGACCAGGCGTTCACGCTAAAAGTAAAACGTCTAGATTAAAAAGTAGTAAAAACTACGTTAAACCTTATAATTCTCAAGGAAGATGAAAGGTTGGGAATTAGCTATAGGTTTATACCCTGGCGTTTGTGTAGGTGCTAGAAGCTATCCTGAAGAAACATTTGTTGAGCATGTGTTTTACGTGCCGTTTGTAGAAATATGTCTAACTATATATTATGAATAAATAATGGGATTATTTGATGAGAGAATACCGTACAAGCCATTTGAATACCCAGAATACTATACTGAGGGATGGCTTAAACAAGCTCAGGCATTCTGGTTACATACCGAGATCCCGATGTCAGGTGACGTCAAGGATTGGAACGAAAAGCTTACAGAGTCAGAGAAAAACTTGGTTGGAAATATCCTACTGGGTTTTGCGCAGACGGAGTGTGCCGTTTCTGATTACTGGACGCAGAAAGTTGTATCATGGTTTCCAAAACATGAGATACAACAGATGGCTATGATGTTTGGATCTCAAGAGACCATACATGCGGTAGCATACAGTTATTTAAACGAAACATTAGGACTTGAAAACTTTGAAGCATTTTTACACGAGCCAGCAACGGCTGATAGATTTGATAATCTCGTTGCTTACAATGGTAGCGATCCCGTGGGTATTGGTAGATCATTGGCAATATTTAGTGCATTCGCAGAAGGAGTTAGTTTGTATTCTGCTTTTGCTGTTCTTTATAGCTTCCAACTACGTAATCTACTCAAGGGTATTGGACAACAAATGAAATGGTCTGTTCGTGATGAATCACTACACAGTAAAATGGGTTGTCAATTATTCAAACACATGTGTGAAGAAATACCTTCGCTTTTAAATGATTGTAAAAACGAGGTATATGAAGCAGCAGCAACAATGCTCAACGCAGAGGAAAAATATATCGACAAGATGTTTGAGCTTGGAGATATCGAAAACCTTAAAGCCTACGATCTCAAACAATTTATCAGAAAACGTCTCAATGAAAAAATTAAAGAACTTGGTTACAGCAACGACGGGGAGTACTTTGAGTATGATGAAAAATCAGCGGCAAATCTTGACTGGTTCTATCATCTTACCGGGGGGCATACTCATACTGATTTTTTTGCTGTTCGTCCGACTGATTATTCTAAAGCAAACGAGGGAGAAGATTTTGAAGATATTTGGTAGTGAGAAAGTGTAACAAATGTAATAAAGAAAAACCAACACATAAGTTTAGATACGGAAAAAGAACTTGTAAAAAATGTGAATATCGTTTTAAACAAAGATTTTTACGTATCTTAGTACAAGACAAAAGATTAACAGCTACTGAAAGATTAGCTAATAGACTGGGATATATGGGGACGGCGTTTATTATGATGTCTCCCCATTTATTATCTTATGGAAAAATAGGTGGAATTACATATGTAATCGGTGGTATATTATCTATGCCTCAAGTATTTGTAGCAAAACAGTGGAATTTAGTTGCTGTCAATATAAACGTAACAATAGGATATTTAATTTATTTATATAATGCACAATGAAAGAAAGCAAACTAATAGAAATGTGGAACAGAGTAGAAATACTTGGTCAAAACGTACAACAGATAATAACAGAGCTAAACAACCTCAGAGATTTATCTATTGGGACGATGAGCCTTGTAAAGAAACTACCTGACTACGAAAAAGCAATAGAAGCTCTAACAGAAGATCTAAAAAAAGAAAAAGAAAATAAAGATGTGGAATAACGACTGGAAAAAAGGCGAAGACTATCCTGCTTGGGGTGATACTGAAGTCTATAAAAAAACTATAGTTGGTGGTTATCTACAACCTTGGGAAACACCGAGAGATGCTTACATGCGAGTAGCTACTACAGTAGCAAGACGTTTATATAAACCTGAACTTGCTGAAAAGTTTTTTCAATACATATGGGATGGTTGGCTTTGTTTAGCTTCACCAGTATTATCGAATACAGGTACAGATAGAGGTTTACCTATATCTTGTTTTGGCATTGATGTTGGTGATAGTGTATTTGAAATAGGTAATAAAAACTTAGAAATGATGCTATTAGCCAAGCATGGCGGCGGTGTTGGCATTGGCATTAATATGATTAGACCCGCCGGAGCTAAAATAACAGGTAATGGAACATCAGATGGAGTTGTCCCGTTTTGCAAAATCTATGACTCAACTATACTCGCAACCAACCAAGGTAGCGTTAGAAGAGGAGCTGCAAGCGTTAATATCAATATCGAGCATGATGACTTCGATGAGTGGTTGGAAATTAGAGAGCCTAAAGGAGACGTCAATAGACAATCTCTTAACTTACACCAGTGTGTTGTCATTGGTGATAAATTTATGCGAAAGCTTGAAGCGGGAGATCAAAAAGCTAGGAAAAAGTGGAGCAGGTTACTCCAAAAACGTAAAGCAACTGGCGAGCCATATATCCTCTTTAAAGGAAATACAAACAAGAATAATCCCTCTGCTTACAAAACGAATGGATTAAAAGTACATATGACCAATATATGTAGTGAGATAACATTACATACAGACGAGTCACATAGTTTTGTTTGTTGTTTGTCTTCAGTAAACCTAGCTAAGTACGATGAGTGGAAGAATACTAACTTAGTGTATGATGCTGTCTGGTTCTTAGATGGTGTGTTAGAAGAGTTTATACAGAAGGCAAAAAATATGAGAGGCTTTGAAAACTCAGTTAGATCTGCTGAGAAAGGTAGAGCACTAGGTCTAGGTGTACTTGGTTGGCATACGTTACTACAACAGAATGGTATTGCTTTTGAAGGTTTATTAGCACAATTTAAAACACGTGAGATATTTAGTAAAATTAAAATTGAGTCTGAGAGAGCATCGAGAAATCTTGCAGAAGTATATGGCGAGCCGCTCTGGTGTGTCGGTACTGGTATGCGCAACACTCATCTTCGGGCTGTGGCCCCTACAGTCTCTAATAGTAAGCTTAGTGGTAATATATCTCCTGGAATTGAGCCTTGGGCTGCCAACGTATTTACAGAACAATCTGCAAAAGGAACTTTTATTAGAAAAAATGCGGAACTTAAGAAAGTATTTCGTAAATTAGCTATAGACAACAAGGAGACTTGGGATAAAGTTCTTAAGGACGGTGGATCTGTCCAAGACATAAAGGAATTAGATGGTTGGTTTTATGATCACGGCGGTAGGTTAAACCAAGAAGAAGGTGAACCAGTCAAGAACGTATTTAAAACGTTTAAGGAGATAAACCAGTTAGAATTAGTTAATCAAGCTGGTATACGTCAAGACTATATAGATCAATCTGTAAGTTTGAATTTAGCTTTCCCATCAAGTGTAGAACCTAAATGGCTTAATAAGGTGCATTTAGAAGCATGGAAAAGAGGTGTGAAGACTTTATATTATATGAGAACAGAAAGTGTGCTCAGAGGCGACATAGCAGCCGAGGCTATGAATCCTGATTGTTTATCCTGCGATGGATAAAAAAGTTGTTTGTTGTTATGTAAGAAAGGGTAGCCGTTTGGTTACCCTTTTTTTATTTAAGCAACTTATTGCTTATTATGTATTATAAGCTGTG